GGTCGCGGCGCAAATGGTTCGGAATCATCCCCGGCTGAACGACATGTGCCGGATCATCGACACGACGAAAACGATCACCCTCAAGGATGATCCAAATAGTTTTTTGCGCGCGATATCGGCGGATGCGGGCACCCAGGACGGAATAAACCCTCACATTGCGGTATTTGACGAACTGCATAGGCAGAAAAACTCGGACCTGTGGGACGTGCTGAAGTACGGGATGGCGACGCGGTCGCAACCGATGCTATTCGCCATCACGACGGCAGGTATCACGGGCGACAGCCCCATCTGCGAGCAGCAGCATGATTATGCGCGCGCGATCAAAGACGGACTGTTTCAGGATCCCAGTTACTATCCGGTGATCTACGGACTGGGAGAGAAAGAAGACTGGACGGAAGAAGGCGAGCCGGCTAGATACGAAGAGGTAAAAGAACCCGATCCCATGAACAGAAGGAAGTTTATTACGAGATTGTCGCAGATAGCGGCGGCGACCGGCTGGTTCAAGGCGAATCCATCTCTCGGCCATCATCTTCAGGTGGAGAAGATCCGCGAAGAGTTCATGCAGGCGCAGAACAATCCCGCGCAGCAGAACTCATTCCGCCGGCTGAGGCTCAACCAGTGGGTCGGGCAGGAAATCCGCTACATTCCGATGGATCATTGGAAAGAGTGCGCCGAACCGCACTTTAATCCGGCGGATCTGGCCGGAAAAACATGTTTCGGCGGCCTGGATTTGTCCGCCACGCAGGATATCACCGCTCTCATCCTGGCATTCGAAGAAAAGGGAGGCATTCTGCTTGTCCCTCATTTCTGGCTGCCTGAGCATGAGCTTCACCTGAGAGCAAGGAGAGACAAAGTTCCTTACGACCTTTGGGCGGCGCAGGGGCTGATCCATACGACTCCGGGAAACCAGGTTGACTATGGATTCATCCGAAAAGTCGTGAATGATCTCACCCGAGTGTATGACATTCGGGAGATTGCTTACGACCGGTGGAATGCCACCCAGATTATTCAAGACCTCACAGCCGACGGGCTCAAGATGGTTCCGCTCGGCCAGGGATTCCAGTCCATGTCCGCTCCGACGAAGGAAATGCTTCGGCTCATCATGCAGCACAAGCTGAAGCATAACGGCAATCCCGTTCTGAACTGGATGGCCGACAACTTCTCGGTCAAGCAGGATCCGCAGGACAACGTCAAACCATCGAAACCGGATCGAAGAAAGACAGCCAGGCGCATCGACGGAATTCAAGGCGCGATCAATGCGATAGCTCGAATCATCGTGTACCAGAAAGTCGAGCCTCAGGTTTTCTTCATCGACATCACAGGAGCATCGGCATGATTGTTAAAAAAGCCTATGCAACCATAACATTCAAGGCCGTGGACGAGGAGAACCGCATCCTGGAAGGGATTGCGAGCACACCCGCGCCGGACCGGATGAATGACGTGGTCGAGGTGGAAGGGATCGAATTCAAACTGCCGCTTCCATTCCTCAACCAGCACAACTCCCGCGAACCGATAGGAAACGTGATTGAGGCGAAGGTCAAGGCCGGCAGCCTCGTGATCAAGGTTCAGATCGCGCCCGCGGGCACAGCGCCGTTTATCGACCTGGCGTGGAATCTGATCAAAGCAGGCCTCGTGCGCGGCCTTTCCATCGGGTTCAGAGTAATTGAAGAATCCTATGACCGGGAACTCGGCGGATACCGCTATCTCAGGAGCGAACTCCTGGAGGTCAGCGCCGTAACGGTTCCGGCCAACTCGGAAGCGAGCATCACCGCCGTCAAGTCCGCCGCTCTCGCCGCCCTGGCCGCGTCAGGCCATGAAGGGGCGCGGATCGTCAGGCTCGGCTCAATTCCCGGCGTTTCGGGCAAAACGACAGACAGCAAGGAGAAAAGCATGACCATCACCGAGCAAATCAAACAGTTTGAAGCGAAACGCCAGGCTCATACGGCCCGGATGTCGGAAATCATGAACAAGGCAGGCGACGAGGGCCGCACTTTGGATGAGACCGAAAGCCAGGAATACGACGGCTTGCAGTCCGATGTGAAGTCCATCGACGAGCATCTCAAAAGGCTCCGCGAGCATGAGAAACAGCTGGTGACCACCGCGACTGCAATTACAGAAAAATCCGCCGGCACTTCCGAGACTGGAAGCCAGGCGCGCGGCAAACCGACCATCACGGTAGTCGGTCCGACATTGCCGAAAGGGACCGCATTCGTGCGCCTCTGCATGGCGATGGCCCATTCCGCGTTTGAGCGCAGCCGATCAGGAGTATCCCCGCTTGAGATTGCCCGGGCAAACAAGCACTGGAAAGAGACGACTCCCGAAGTCGAGAGGTTCCTCGCGGATCCGATGGGCTTCGCCCGCGTCAAAGCGGCCGTCGCCGCCGGAACCACGACCGCCGACGGATGGGCCTCTCAACTCGCCGACTATAGCCTGATGGCATCGGAGTTCATCGAATACCTGCGGCCGCAGACGATCATCGGCAAACTCCCTGGATTGCGGCGGGTTCCTTTCAACATCGAGATCCCGCTTCAGGACGGCGGATCCACGGTCGGGTGGGTCGGCGAGGGAGGGCGTAAGCCTCTCACCAAGCTGAGCCTCGACACGATCACATTCCGTTTTTTCAAAGCGGCCGGGATCGTCGTCCTCACCGAAGAGCTTGTAAGATTTTCGAATCCTTCGGCTGAAGCGCTGGTCCGTCAGGATCTCGCCAATGCGATCATCCAGTTCCTGGACGAGCAGTTCATCGCTCCGACGGTGGCGGGAAGCCAGAACGTTTACCCGGCGTCGGTCACCTATGGCGCCGCCCATGGCGCAGCAAGCGGAACGACCGCTGACTATCTCCGCGCGGATTTTAAAACGATCCTCACTTCGATGCTTGGCGCCGAAATTGTTCCCGACCAGTCCTGCAGCTGGGTCATGTCTCCGGTGCAGGCTGTCGCTATCAGCCTGATCCTCAATGCATTGGATCAGCCGGAATTCCCGGACCTGACCGCCGAGGGAGGTAGGCTGCTCGGGTATAACGTCGTGACCTCCAATAGCGTCGCGGCCGGAGTCATCAGCTTTCTGAAGGGCAGTGAAATCCTGCTGGCCGACGATGACGCGATCCAGGTCGACATCAGTCGCGAAGCATCGCTTGTTATGGACGACGGCGGCTCTCCCGCTGTTACGACCCTGACGAGCCTGTGGCAGGAAAACAAAGTCGGTCTCCGGGTGGAGCGAACCGTCAATTGGGCTCGCCGCAGAGACAAGGCTGTCTATTACCTGACCGCCTGCGACTACAAATAGTTTCCCCCAACCAAGCCGGGAAGCCCTGAATTCAGGTCTTCCCGGCTTTTCAGGAGAGAGTTATGAGCGCAATGGTGCAGGTTATTGCGAAAAAGAAACATAGATATCAGCAGCAAATGAGGCAGCCGGGAGAAACCTACTCGGCAAGACTTTGCGATCTGAGATTTCTGAAGAAAGTTGGATGGGCGGAGGAATATCAAACAAAACCAACCAAATCTACAGAAGCGCCTCCGACAGAAAGCTCTCCTGCAGAAGATACATGTATAGAAGCCCCTCCGACCGTGGACACCCGTCCGAAGCCCAAATATCGACGGCGTGATGTGAGAGCGGAAGACTGAAAATGTTTAATGCTGTGAAGCAATGGACGAAAAAGGCGCTCAGTCTCGCCCGGCTGTCTCCGCGCCGTTTCCGCGGCTGGATCATGGAGCCCTTCCCAGGTGCATGGCAGCGCAACGGATCGCCGGCGCTCGATGAAAAAGACCGTATCCTCCAGTCATCTGCCGTCTATGCCTGCGTGACAGGGATAGCCGCCGACATTTCCAAGATGCGGATTAAGCTTTCACGGAATAAGAGCGGCATCTGGACTGAAGTGACTTCGGGCGAAAAATGGCTGGCCGTCCTGAAAAAGCCCAATCACTACCAGAACAGAATCAAATTCATTGAGCAATGGATCATATCCAAGCTCCTCAGCGGGAACGCATACATCCTTAAAAAACGGGACGAGATAGGCGCCGTCATTGCGCTTTATCCATTGGATCCGCAGCGGGTTGAGCCGTTGGTCGCGGAGGACGGCTCGATATTCTATCGGCTGTCGTCTGACGCGATCTCACTACTGACTGACCAGGTGATCGTTCCCGCGAGCGAGATCATCCATGATTCGTGCGTAAGCTTGTGGCATCCACTCCTCGGGACGTCGCCGCTATCGGCCTGCGCTCTGTCCGCTACTCTCGGAAATAAAATCCATGACACGTCTATCTCATTGTTCGAAAATCGGTCTCTTCCGGGCGGCGTCCTCAGTTCTCCGGGCGTCATCACTAAAGAGCAGGTCGATTCCATCAAGGAACAATTCGAGAAGAACTTCGGCGGGAAGAATGTCGGCAAAATAGCAGTGCTCGGCGGCGATATGAAATTTTCTACGATCCAGCTGACCGCCGAGGCCACGCAGCTTATCGAACAACTCAAATGGACTGTCGAAGATATCGCGCGG